AATATCTCTGTTTTTTATAATGAAGTTAGATATCGGAACTTGGATCAGTGATTTTACCACGTTTTTTATTTGCCTAGCATGATTTTTATCATTTTTAATTTTATTAAATACGTGAATTTCTAGACTCTTTTTAAATACTACTTTGATTTTACGGACTTCCAGCCTCTCCTTGATCTCCTTCAGCTCTTTTCTGATAATCAGTTTTAACTCATGCTCCCCAAGTTCATTGAATATGACAACTTCGTCAACCCTAGCCAAAAGCTCTGGTCTAAAATATTTTTTGACTGAATCATTATAAACTTCTTTTTCGTTTTGCTTGGTAGGAGCAAACCCCATGCTGTTTTTCGATTTTTCTTTATGGCCTACATTAGAAGTCATTACAATCACCGTCTTAGTGAAATCGATCTTCCTGTTTAAATTATCTGTGGCGTAGCCTTCATCTAGTATATGCAATAATACATCTAGAACTTTAGGCTCACACTTCTCGACTTCATCGAATAGAATAACACTGTTTGGATTATCCCTTACAAATTCCGTCAATAACCCGCCTTCATCATACCCAACATACCCAGCATTAGCTCCTATAAGTTTAGATATTGCTGTTTTATCTTGGTATTCGCTCATATTTAATTGCAGGAGCGATTTTTCATTGCCGAAGAAATGCTTAGCGATATTTTTCGCCGTGTAAGTTTTTCCAACACTAGTGGCCCCTATGAAAAGGAAATTGCCCAAGGGTTTTTTAGGATCATTTAACCCAGCTTTAGAGCAGGACAAAGTGTTATTTATAATTTCTATGTTTTTTTCTTGTCCAAAAACTTCGCTGTTCATTTTTTTAGAGAAGCTAGTAAACGAAGAATCTTTTTCACTTATCGCTTTAGGTGACAGACCTGTTTTTTCTTGAAAAATAGCTAAGATATCTTTCTGTCTAATTTTTTGTTTGCGCCCTCTATTCTCTTGGCAGCGAGAAAGAGATTGGAGATACTCTTTCAATAAGGAGGTGAATTTTTCTTCATTCAACTCCTCATCATTATCTTCTGTCACAAAGTTATAAAAAGAAGACCTAACGCTTTGTACATCCTCTGGAGTCTTGCTGTATTTAATTCTGGTTCTAGCCCCTAATTGGTCAATTATATCAAACGCTTTATCTGGAAATTTTCTATTACTTAAGTATTTTTCACTAAATTCTATGATGGTATCGATATTAGCCTCTGAGTAATTTACATTGTGGAATTCCTCATAATACGAAATTGTTTTCATTACGATATCTTTCGTCGCACCCTTAGACGGCTCTTCCACTTGTATTTTATCAAACCGCCGTTTCATCGCTGTATCTTTCTCAAAGTATTTCTTATACTCTTGAGTCGTCGTAGCTCCTATGCATTTTATATTACCCCTCGCTAGAGCTGGCTTGAGCATATTAGAAGCGTCCACAGCGCCTTGAGAATTGCCAGCGCCTATAATAGTATGGATCTCATCAAAAAACAATATTATGTGAGGATGATTTTCAGCTTCATGTATTAGAGCTTTAAATTTTTCTTCGAACTCCCCTCTATATTTAGAGCCAGCCACCATAGCGCTGATGTCTACAGAACAGATTTGCATCAAGGACATATGAGTAGGGACTTCTTGAGAAACTATCTTTTGAGCAAGACCTTCAGCTATAGCTGTCTTACCCACGCCAGCGTCTCCTACTAGTATCGCATTACTTTTGTTCTTCTTAGAGAGTACCTCTACTAATTGGCTTATCTCTTTATCTCTACCAGAAATAGTAAACCCCCCTTTTAGCCCAAACTCCTCATTTAAATTAATACAATATTTAGATATTTGAGGCAGCTCTTCTTCAACGCCTTTATGATTTATAAAATCTTCCGCTTCATCGTCAAAAGAATGCCTTATCTGTCCAAGACGGACATCTTCCGAAAGGTACTCCTCCAGTAAATCTTTAAGTAGCATCACGTTGATACCGTTCTGAGATAAAAACTTTACAAACATATCGTCTTCATCCAAAACGACATAAAGAACATGCTCTATCCCTATAAAATAACTATCGAACATGTCCGAAAAGTCTTTTGCGGAACGTATTGTCTCGCTGACATCTTCATGCCAACCACCTTGCCCTTTTTTACTTAAAAAGTAGTCTTTATTTTGATTTACATATTTTTTAAAAATACCTTTAAAAAGCTCTGCATTAAGATCTATATCATAAGACAATAATCTTAAAGAGCAACTATCTGAGAGATTTGATAAACAGCCATATACTAAGTGCGCTGTAGTTACTAAATCGTGACCATTATCCTTAGCGAACTTCTTAGAATCTTTTAATCCTTTTTTCGCTTTAGGTGTGAGGTTGAAATCGGCTAAACCCATCATAATCATTTACACTATTTTAGTTCAGATAACTTCATGTAGATTTTATCCTTTAAAGGAACTATCTTGTCAAGGAAAACAATATCATCCCCCTTCGTACCAAAGACAATCACAACATCTCCTTTTTTAGGAAGTTTTTTACCAGAATCCAAAAAGTTAGTAAGCCTAGCTTCTCTTTCTCCGTCAAGAAATAACCCCTCTAATGTCCCGCTTTCGTCCTGCATTGTTAATTTGGCGTAATCATTGCCATTTCTACTTTTCCTTTTCATTATATCTGTTAAAGAACCTACGAATTTAATTTTATCTCTAGGGCTAAGATCTTTTATAGAATCAGCGGAATGGAAATCATCACCATAACTAAATATCTCTCGGATATTGTAAGAGTAACTGTAACCCAGAAGCTTTTCTTCAAAATACCAATTAGCATACTTGATATGCTCTTTGTTCATTTCGTAGATTTCCTTGTATGGTTTATATTTTTTCTTAAACGTTTCGAATCTCTTTTCTGCAAATAGCTTTCTATTATCATCTCCGACCATCTCTTGCTTCTTAACATCGTGAATGGCTGTTATGATATCGTAATCGTAGTCCGCTCCCATTGCAACTAAATTTCTCTTCTCTCTGTCAGTTAAGATATTAAATGTTTGAGCCTCTAAAACTAACCTTGGTCTATTATGTTTAACAAAAGAATCTAAAAGACCTGCTTGAGCTAAGGCCGATAAAGTGCCGATATTTAACCCAGCCTGTTTTGCAGCTAAGAAAACTTCATATTTATTGGAGAACGAATCCTCCCTGAACTCCAGCAAAGACTCTAAAACTTTAGTAGATACCCCTTTAATAGAGTTTAATCCATACCTAATGTTTTTGCCTTCGATCTTAAAATCAATATCTGATTTATTTAAGTCAGGCGGGAGTAGTTCGATATCGAAATGAGAAAGCTCTTGGGATATCTTAGCTATCTCTTCGTGAGAATTAGGCTCAAATTTCGCATATTTCAGAAGACTTAAGAAGAACTGCTGCGGATAATTAAATTTTAAATATACCGTTACAGCCGCTAAATAAGCATAACTAATAGAGTGAGACTTATTGAAGGAGTAATTGGCGGAATCTTCAGCCACTTTCCATAAGACTTCAGCTATCTCAGGATCTAATTCGTTTTCTCGAATCTTTTTATCGATCTTAGCCTTCCATTCTGGCATTTTATCGACCTTCTTTTTACCGACTATCCGTCTTAGCTGTTCAGATTCATCCAAACTGAAACCAACTTTCACGGCCATTTTCATCAACTGCTCTTGGTAAAGAGGGATGCCACCAGTGTAGCTCAGGATATCATCGAAATACTCATGAACAGATTGGAAGTCTCCAGTTCTAACATAGGTGGCATATGCATCTTTGAAGTCCAACGCTCCAGGTCTTGCTATAGCAACTACCGCTGATAACTGCTCTAAGTTCTGAGGGGAAATTAATTTACAGACTTTAAAGTTTGTATCAGCTTCAATCTGGAATAAACCTTGAGGAGATCTTAAGCAAGCTAAAGCAGCATAGATTGTCGGGTCATGAGGGTCTATATTAGCCGCATTCACGCCAATTCGTTTGCAGACATCATGGACTACTGATAACGTCCTCAAACCCAAGATATCGAACTTAACGCTCAAACTAGAGACATCGTTCATATCGTAAGCTGAAATCAACGAACCGTCATTAGTTATCTGCAACGGCATTATGTCCTCCAATTCATAAAAAGAAATTGATATGCCAGATGGATGGACTCCAGTGTTTTTGTTTAATCCCTGTAGCTTTTTAGCTATCTGGTAAACCTTGGGGTATTTATCTGCATGAGATCGGAAGACTTCACTCTCTTCGTAAGCGACCTGAAGCTTAGCCACTATCCCATAATGTTTCGGGATCGCATCACTGATTTGATTTACTTCCATTTCAGATAACTCCGCAACCACCTTGCCGCACTCTTTCATACAGAGCTTACCACTTAAAGTGTTCAGGGTTAATATCTTAGAACTCTTACCTTTATATTTTTCTTCAATATATTTAATGACCTCTGCCCTTCGATCATAAGAGATATCGTTATCGACATCTGCCAAGAGACTGCCGTCAAGGAAAGTCTCTCCTTCATGCTCTATCTTTCTAGCTCTGCTTTTCGAAACAAACCTCTCAAAGAACAGGCCATATTCTATCGGGTCTATGTGAGTTACCCCGATTATAAATAACACTAAAGAACCAGCAGCACTACCGCGACCAGCCCCAGTAGGAATATCGTTCTCAACACAAAAATTAATTATATCCCAGTTCAGAAGGATGTAATCAACAAACCCCAAATCTTGGAAAATAGCAAGCTCTTCTTTTAGTCTGTCATAATAAACTTGAGAATTGTCTAGCTTATCAATACCTTTCTCCTGCGAACGCTTAAAGCACAACTTTCTTAAAAACTGATAATTATCTTCCGACTCTCCACAGGAGACTTCTTTATAATATTTTTTCTCAATTTTAATCTCTGGGAGTTTAACTCCAACTGGAAAAGGCGTTTTGTATCCTGTGTATTTTGATAAACTCATATTTCTAGGTCAAAAAGTTGTTTGCGGAAAACTTTAAAATTCATTTCGATATCATAAAGAGCATCATGCAATCGTTTGGTGTCGTGATCAATATTGTATTTCTTAAGTAGATAAGCTTGAGAAGTCTTTAGCCCACGCTCTCTATGGTTCAGAAGCCTATACTGCCAACTAATAAAATCTTCTTTATTGACTGGGATATCTTTCGTTATGGCAACAGCTAGAGATCTTGTGTCAATGATTCTTTCCACATAAGAGTAATCACTACCTAAGTTCATTAGCTTACGCCAGATATTAATCATATAGACATCAAAGCCTAGCAAATTCTGACCAACCACAAAAGTATCTTTATCATAGAGATGCTTTGAGAACTTCTCCCAAACTCCGCGAGGGTTTTCTTTTCTCCTATCATACTCATTCATTGTGAAACCTGTAATTCTAGCAGCGCCCTCTGACACGTTTAAATCAGGCCAATCCAAAAACATGTCATGCTTTTCTAAGATCTCTCCACCTTCTACTACTAACCAAGCGATCTGCCAAGGTCTAGAAGTAATTAAGTTCAGCCCTTCAGTCTCTGTGTCAAAGACTAAATATTTTTGTTTTTTATTAAACCTTAGTAACGACTCATTCATTTGTGACCTCCTTCTTCTTTAAGTATGACTCAAAACTGAACTCTTGGCTACCAAAATGATTCAAATTTGGACTACTAAGAGTCGCAGCCTTACCGAAATTCCTATTACATAATATCTTGTAAGTCTGCAAAGCTTCTACGTCTTCTCTGTTTTTGTAAAGAATGCTTTTTACATCCTTGCATTTAGACTCCATATTAGATGCAAACTTTTTAACCTTAGCCATTATAAGATGATCAAAAGGTAACCCATTCTCCTCCAGCCAGAATATAGGAGTGATTTTAGAAAAGTTAGGAACGCACTTCTTTAAGTGAAGTCCATTATTATAAATAAAAGAATCATAGAATGGAATAACTAAATCGACGCTATCATTCCATACAGAGTTGAGGAAATTAAAATCCACTTTTCCTTTGTGCTTGGTATAAGCATAAGAATAAATCTGATACAGAAGGCGGCATCCATCATCATTGTTCGCAAAAATAACAATCTTATGATCGGAGTTATCATCCTCATCGACATCGTTGCAGCATGTAATTCTAATCCCGAAGATTAGATTTATGTCTCGCTCTTTACATCTATTATGAGCAGTCACAAACCCCGTCATAGAGTCTTCGACTAATACCAGATTTTTGATTTTATGCTCTTCGCATATAGAAAAGATACTGTCTGGACCGCCGTCCTTTTCTACATCATCTAAGGTTAAAATGCTCTTCCCTATAGAGAAAGTAGACTTGAATACTGGGACCATGCCCGACTATACGAGTCCAGCTACCAGAGTCAAGAGGAATGTGCTGGGCAACCCTTATAATATTTGATTTCGTATGTCCCACCATCAGGGACAAGTTTCTCAGAAAAGTCTTTTTCAAAATAGCATTTTACCGTTTTCCCTTCTGAGTTGTAGACTTTATAAAAAAAGAAATCAAACTTCATAGAGCAATGCCATTTAGGAGTTCCATCTTTTTTGAGTTCCCCTTTTTTAGTCGCGAAACCACAAAGCAGCTTCCCGCTAAAGGAGCCGTCTGAAGGAAAACCTTGACGAGCGGCAAAATTGCGTTTCGCATCTTGCTCTGTAAAATTATCTAGGTATCTTTGGATTTCAGTGAGCTGTAATTCAAACCCTACTAGCTCATCAGGATCAAGAGGCTCCATCCTGACTATCCCTGTTTTTTTTGCTTTGAGATCTAAATCAAATTTCAAGAAAAGAAACTCACTAGTTCTATTAGCATAATCTGGGAATAAATCCCTTACCGCTAAACTATACATTAAATCTTGCAGGTTATCCGTATGGTCTTTTCCTTTGAATACGTCTTTGCTAGTTTTGAAATCTCTAATCAACGCAAATTTTTGATCTTTGTAAAGGAATAGTTTATCTATAAAACCTCTAATCCTGTAACTAATCTTCCCGTCATTCTTAATTATATCGAAATCTTTCTCTGAATATTCTTCAGTTGGCTCAGAGAGATCTCCTCCAAAAAAATCATATGAGAGACCATTAAAGATCATCTCTTTCATCATTTGGATGTTCTCCGCATCATCCACGCCCTCTTTCTCCGCGTGTTTAAAAATTAAACGTTTAATAGAAGACACAGAGAAAACATCTTGCGTTTCTATAATCTTATCAAAGTAAACTTTCCTTTTGGGAACACCCAAAACTTCGAAGACTAAATGGCATATAGAACCTCTTCTAGCTCCGTCATTACTGTTTTCAGGAAGGCCCAGCTTGTATTTAGACCAATAAAGCCAAGAACAAGATTGAGCTGTTTTAATTCTACTCGCTGATAACGGAGATTGAGGTTCAGTCATTACTTAGTAGTGAAGTCGTTTTTAATTCTTTTTTTGTAAAACACGATGGGCTGTTTTTAACAAAATTGCAAATGTATTTTAATTGAGCATCTTGGTCTACTGGCTTTTCCAGCCAATATCTCTTAATGTCACAATTATCTAAATGTGCATCACCGAAATCATTATAAGGCTTAGGCGGGAATTTTACACTTAAACTACCTAAGTCGAAGTAACTCGATAATTTAATATAGCTTTTAACCGCCGCGATAAGCCCTCTATTTTCCCGACTAGCCGAATCATTATTTGTAGAAATGCATATATCGACAACAGACCTACCGCTAAGATAATTGATAATGTTAGCGTTAACAGATAAACCAAAAAGGACCAAAACATTTCTAATACCGTGTTCATAAAGCGCCAATGCATCACCTATACTTTCTACTAAAATTACCTGCTTTTTCAATTCTATTTCTTTATCGACATCCGTCTCGCTATTGAAAGCTGGGTAAACCCAATTGTTTCTCTTGCCTATATGCTTCCATTTGGGGTAATCATTGTCGTCATCGACCTTTCTCCCTGAGAACCCAATTATTTGATTATGCTCATTATAAACAGGAAATACCATCCTCCTATACATCTTACCAACTCCAGCCAACCCTACTTGGAAAGATCTTTGGGTTTTTTCTGAAATGTCTTTTTTCTTATAGAAATTATAGTTTGGGAACAACTTGTCTAAGCATGATTCTGGGTATATCTTTTCCATTTGGATTTTTTCATTAGGCTGGTAAACAGATACTGTATCTGTGTATGAATTCTCTAGAATAGACTCTGTTTCTTTTTTATCTTTTGTAGTTAAGTCTATAAGAGCTTCGAAAGGCTTGCTCCCTCTATTCTCTACAAAATCCATCCATACTCCAGTATTCTTGTAGATTTTTAATGCAGTTTTATTATCTCCATCTCTGTATAAAGCTTGCGCTCTCCAATGATCTCCACAGTCAATGAGGGTGTAGCCTATCGACTCTAGAATCCCTTGGAAGTCTTCAGAATTGATCGAAGTCTGGGATTTGTTCTTGGTGTTCATTTGTATCTAGCTCCTCTTCTCCGTTCAATGCTCTAGCGATATCTCTCAAATCGCCCCTCTCTGTAATATTAAAATTGTTAAAATTCAAATTAATAGCATTCTTTCTCAAAGTATCGCCAATACTTACGGGTTCTATCGCACCTGCTATGTCCCTACCAAGATGTCGAGCTTTTACATTGATGAGCTTATGACTGCCAAACCGTTCCCCTTCGCTCTCTACTTCATCTCCAGTCTTACTCCTCAAGATAAACATGTGAGAACAAAACTGAGTAATCCTGTCAGACAAAGAAACAATAGATTCATCATCCACAACATTCTGAGAGTTTCTGTTGTTGGTGATACCATATCTATTTGACTGCACAGAGGTGATCATCGGGATCACTGGGTTACCTTCGTGTAAGATCTCTTTTTGGACACACTTTTTAAACTTATCGACCATCTCCCCAACGACTTGCCACTCAGACTTATTGCCACCGCTTTCAGAGGTTGTCTTAATGTAATCAAAAGAAAAGACCATCTGATTCCCTCTCCCCACCTTCGCATAGTAAAACCTTTTTAGGGTATTAACCATAGAGTCAACATCCATCCCACCCACATTGTAGTAATAAAATTTTAAATTTCTTATTTTTGGCCAAACAGACCTGACCTTCTCTACTATATCCTCACCCGCGTTTCGCCATTTACCGCTTTCTAATAAGTGCATAGCGACTCCTGATAAAGCAGCGCATTGACGCATAATCAATTCCTCTTTGCTCATCTCACCATTATCAAAGTGCAGAACTGGGACATCATATTTAAGGCTAACTTTGGTAGAGTAATCCATGCAAAATTGAGTCTTACCCACTCCAGATCGAGCCACAATCACGGTAATGTTACCCGCCCTTAACAAGGAACCATAGATCTCATTAATCTTCTCATGCGGCCCCATCATGCCGAATTCAGTGACTGGATTATTACCTCTCTCCTCCACTAGAGCTTCCATCTCCTCATAGATGTTCTCTGGCGTGTCATTGCCTATCTCATAGAGGTTTATACGCGAATTGTATACATTGTCAGCCAACTCTATGATCTCCCTGTAGGAGGATTCTGGAGCGATGTTCTTCATCTTCCTAGCTATCTCCTGAGAAGACTCAAGGATCTCCCTCCGTATAGTATACTTCTTTAACTCCTTCGCCGTCTTTAAGATGTTGCCTTCTGGGACTTTCCTAAGAGACAGAGATTTAATGTAATCCGAAGGATTTAAATTGTCTTCAAATGACAGCCCGATATCATTAACCCTTTGAGCTATAATAACTTCGTCTATCTCATCTCCAGCATCAATAGCTTGTCGGATGATGCGGAAAATAGCAGAATGGAGAGAGCTTTGCTTGGAATAGAAATCTGAATTACTTATAAAGTTAGATATCTCAGCTAGGCGTTCAGGCTCTTTAAGTAACCCCGCTAACAACTGTTTTTCTAATTCGAAATTATATATCATCTTTTAAAGTTCTTCTTCTTGGATTGATTCTTTAGACGGACGCTCCAGATGAGACTCCAAAGCTTTTGTTAAAGCAAATTCAGTCATACTACAATCAAATTTACAATAAACCAAAGGCTTGCCATTCTCTGAGGAGACTGCCATTATTACCCCTTTATACTTATCCGCACCTCCCGATAACTCATAAATCTTCTCCACTATTTCCATAGGGATACAAAACTCAGGATTTTCACTGCCATCTGGTAAATTCATAAATAAATATCTTGGTTGTTAAATACGGAAGCTTGTATTTCGTCTTTAGGATAAATCTCTGCCAGTTGGATTCCGTTTACTTTACAAAAATCGAACTTCTGCATATCCCTCTTTAATTGCTCTGCGTACTTGAAGCGGTTCTTGTGGAAGAATTTTATAAACTTCGTATGTTGAGCGCCTTGGACTTCTACAGCTATTTTTTTATTAGCGTTATAAAAATCCAAAGACAATCTACTCCCTACCACCCTGAACTCTTCGAACACTATATCGTTTTTCCAATAGTCGTAAAGGAAAATCTTCACCGAAGTTTGGAATTTACTACGGCTTGGTTTTTCCCAATCGATTAAATATTTTTTAGCGTTCTTGAGGTTTCTCTCTTTACCGTTCGCATCTAAGAACTTCATGCTCCAACGGCTGCGACTTGCTCTCTAAAATACTTAATGAGGAATGAGCTAAGCTCTTTATCTCCCTCGATATGTTTGAATAATTTAGCTTCGCCTTGGAACTTCTCTGGGAAGGTGAAATCTTGAGTGGCCAGAAGCTCCATGAAATCATCAGTAGTTTTTAACCATGCACCCGCTTTAGTAATGAACTCCCAACCATAAAGCATGTCAATAATCTCTTTTTCCACCCAAATAGAATTGCCGCCAGTCCTGCCATAACGAATCGGGTATGGAATTGTAGTGTTTGTATTCTCGTTCGCTGATTTTTTAATCGTGACTTTTGCGATATGACCGATAATCGGGTTCTTTTTCGGGTCAATAGTCTTGATAGCTGGGTTTTTCAAGATGAGATCACCTTTGAATCTTGCTTCAAACTCCAAAATGTTATTAGCGAAGTGCAATAATGCATTTCCCCCTGTAGCTGTGGTTTGTCGGATCGGGCTTTTTGAATAGGGGTCTATTTTAATATCAGCTCTAACTTGACTAATGAAAATAGCCATATGCCCACGCTTTCCTAGAGCTACGCTAGTTTTTTTGCAGAAGTCAGAGGCTATCAATGCTCCTCCCGCAACTTTGTTGGCATCATCAAAACTTTTAGCATTATCATCGCGCTTAATCAGGCCGTCAACCGAATCGACAATAAAACAATATAGATTTTTTTCTTCATTATTAGTGATAAGCTCTTTGATTAAACTCATCGCTGATTCGTAGATATTACTTTCATAAACAAAGCAAGTCCCTTCTTCCCATTCGTCCTGATTAACGAAATCCACACCACTTCTTTTCTGCATCTCAGGACTTAGTCTGCCTTCA